TGATTATATAGAAGAAACTTTTAATCTCCATATTTCGTACTGGAACTACGTCAAACTGCTAAAAGAAGCTCTTATAATGTTTAGACGCACACAGCAATACAAGCTAATCAAATAGCAAATATTAAAATACAAACAAAAATCCACCAAAAAGTAACCAAGATTAAATTTCATAACCTCCCTATTCTGAATTTGTAAACAGAAAGGGAGGTTAAAATGTATCCAAATCCAAATTTCAATAACTACTTAGCGTATCAGATGCAACAACAGCAGCCGATACAAAATCTTAGTGTTCAACCACAATCTCAATGTTATTTCGTAAAGTCGCCGAATGAACTCAGTTCAGTTAATGTTATGCCTAATCATTATTACTTAGGTATAAACACCGACTCCAATGAGATTTATGTAAAGCGTATGAATAATGACGGATTGCTTGAGGTTAAGACGTATTCACTCAAGTCTGAAGAAAAAGAAAAGACTGATTTTCAGGTAATTTCAGAAAGACTCGATGGAATAGAAAAGAAGTTGTCTGAGATAACAACTCAACGTCAGACTTTAACTTTGAAGGAGAAAGGAAATGAACGCAATTCTAAGTCAAATATTGAATAACTTTTTGAGCGGTAAGTTCAAAAATGAAATGAATAGTTTTAATCAGATGATGTCTGGAAAAGATGTAAATCAACAGATCCAGACTCTCTTGAATATGGCGAAATCACGAGGTTTCGACATCAACGCTAAAATGTTCTCCGCAGAAGACTTAAAAGGTCTTGGATTGAATCCTCCGGGCAAAGGAGTTGATTAACAACAACAATTTTCCTCCATATCTTTGGAGTTGATTAACAACAATGTTTTAACTTTTTTACAGGAGAAAATACTATGGCTGAAGGAAATGGTTATAGTTTAGCCGATATTGCTGCCGCTATGGGTGGCGCTGGTGGTTTCGGCGGTGGAATGGGTGGTTCTTGGTTGGCCATCTTGTTCTTGATTATCTTGTTTGGCGGTAACGGTGGTTGGGGTAATAACTCCTTTGCTAACGCTATCGGCTACGAGAATTTAGCAACCTCTAATGAAGTACAACGTGGATTTGATAACCAGAACTCTATGGCTAATGAAAGAGAAATCTTGTCCGCTGTAAATTCTGGTACAGCTCAATCTGTTGCCGCGACGAATCAGAGTTTTCACGATGTGTTAGGCGCACTTAATGACAAGTACAGCGAGCTTGCTCGTGATGTTTATGGTGTAGCAAGTCAGGTTCAGGCTGGTATTGCAAATGCGAATCAGTGCTTAAAAACAGTAGGTACTTTAGCGGCGTAAGTCGCTATGGCAATCGGGTGAATTGCTGGAAAGCTAAGGGTTCACTTGACAATATGGAGAAATTGTAGTAGATTATTATTGAAAGAAGGTTTTATGTATTACGTTTATGAATGGTTTAATAAAGATACTGGTTATATATTTTATGTAGGCAAAGGTTGCCGAAATAGAGCATATTCTACATCTGGAAGAAATAAACTATTCAAAAAATACATAAAAGAAAATAATTGTGATTGTAGAATAATAAAAAATGTTTCATCCGAAGAAGATGCTTTTGTTTTAGAACATGAAAGAATAATAGTTTTAAAGCAAAAAGGACAAGCGTGTTGTAATTTAGATGATGGTGGAAAAGGTGGTTGTCATTTCGTTTGGACAAATGAAATGCGCGATTATAAGTCAAAATACAACCCTATGAGGGATAAAGACCAACGTAAACGTATGTCAATCAAAAATCCGATGAGGAATAAAGAAACAGCTAAGAAAGTAGGTTTAAAACATTCGAGAGCCGTTATATTAAACGGAGTAAAATATAACAGAGTTATAGAAGCATCTCGTACTTTGAAAAAATCTGAACCTACAATTAGAGATTGGTGTAAACGTGGTTATGATTCTTGGGGTAATCCTTGTAGGTATGAAGACGAACCACAGAAAGAAGTCAGTGAATTCAGAAAATCACATCCTCTTTCTACACGTCATAAAGCTGTTATTGTTGATGGAATATTTTTTGCTACAGTTACAGATGGTGCTTCTTACTTAAAAATTACTCCACAAAACTTTGTTTACTTCTTGAAACAAAATCGTTCTCCAAAAGGTCATTTGTGTTCCTATGCCAATCAGCAGCCGAGCTAAGTGAAACCTATAAAAGTAGCTTAGAAGGTTCAACGACTAATGGGTGAGAAAGGTTATCAATAATCCCGACACGAGTTCCCGACTCCTATTTAATAGGATGAAGATATAGTCTGAACTTATGAGAAATCATAAGATGTGTGAGATAAAGAGCTTACACGATAACATAATTGGCTGCGATACTAAAATGTTAATTCAGGAAACGACAGCGCAAAATCGCTACGATGCTTTGCTGAATACTAACGCTATCATCGCTAACAGTAACGCTCAAAGTCAGAAAATTCTTGATGCTTTGGCACAGAATAAAATCTCTGCTCTTGAGTCGCAAGTGGCTGATTTACGGTTGGCAAACCAAATGTCCAATGTGGTGAGATACCCTAACGGTTGGACTTACAATGCCGGCCCGTCACCGTTCTGCAACTGCGGTTGTGGAAACGTGATTTAACTTCCCTACAGGCGGAGTTTAACCGCTCCGCCTGACTCTTTATCAGGAGATTTAATATGACTTGTAATTGCAATATTCACAAAACAACAGCTCTCTCTACGACCGGGTTGTTAACTGTAACGAATCCGAATAACGTTGGCAACTTTGATCCGTTTAAACTCGTACTTACAATTTGTCCTAACGCTGTAATAACTGGTCCGGCGGTTGCTTATACAGTAACTATAAACGGAAACAACGTTCCGGTTATCGACAGATGGGGTTATCCGATAACTTCCGACAGATTATGCACAAGAAAGTTGTACTGCGGTAGATATATCGAATCGGAGACTCCTCACGTTACATTAATGAACGCTCTCGGTGATCCGACGTTTACTGCAGCAACAGCGACAAATGCTGAAGCGAATCCAAACACAAGATCAACTTCCAAATAGGAGGGTTAGCTCATGACTACACAGTTTAAGATTTTAGTCGACGAATACGCTCGCGAATCCGACACCAAAACTATGGAGATGTTGACAGATAAAATCGACTGGTTTGTCTGCAAAGTCATGGAAAAAGATAAAGAATTAGCCGAACATTTTATTATGAAGGTTGATCTTCTCCTTAATCCACACTTTACCAAAGAAACCGCGGAGTATGTAGTTTCGTGCTTTGAGAATAAAGAGGGTTCAAAAGGCCCTCATTGGAGTTATGAACAGACAACTTCTGTTTTAAAATCCAAAGACTATGATTATCACGAAGCGGATTGGTTCTTCGTTCTCAATATGATCTGGTCTGATTATTATAAATCGGGCCGTTCTGACGAAACTTATATCGAGCTTGCTTGTGATTTCTTAGATGATCCAGACGCTCCGGAAGATAAAGCTAAGAAGTATTATCTGGCGATGAAATATTAATCAACAGATATAAGTGTTTAGTTGCGTGTTAACAGAGAATAGTCAAGGATCATACTTAGTCCTTGACTTTTTTCAAATTATGAGGTTATACTATGAAAAGAGGTAACGTTATGAAAAGTGAACAAGCCATAGACATAGTTGAAGAATTAGGAGATAGAATTCCTAAAGGGCAAAAGGCTATATTTAAGGCACTTGTGGATGATAACAATAAGATGGAACAGAGAATGATAACTCTCGAAAAGACGGTCTCAGAAGTCAAATCCGATGTTAGAGACATCAAGCACAGCCTCGGTGATCTTTCTGATAAAATTGATGCTGTTATTAACGAGAAACAGAGCTTATGGAAGTTTCTCGGAGCTTTAATTAAAGAAACTCGCTTTTGGCTTTGGCTTATTGTTCTGACACTTCTCATATTCGGTGTTACAGAAACCGACCTCTTACAATTTTTGAAATAGCAAAGGAGGATTATATGATTGCTTGGATTTCTGCAAATTGGGATAACATACTTAGTATTTATGGTGGTATTGTCGCTATTTGTACTACTCTCGTTAAAATAACTCCGTCTACCAAAGACGACAGTATCTGGGGTAGCATTGTTAAAGTATTAGACTTTTTCTCAACAGCATTTACAGATTCAGATAAAAAGAAGATTGAAAAGAAATAAGCTATGGAATTAGAAAAATTAATAGAATTAGCTCATAAAGTAGCCGCGCCTTATAAATTCTGTGTTTGGGTGTTGAGTGTACTTTTAGTCTTCTCTTTAGCATTAAACGCGTATTTAGCAAGTAAAGAATTTAACATTACATTTGATGCAGATGAAAATAATGAAAGTGAGATAATTCAAACTAATAACTAAGAGGTATATAAATGGGCGGAAGCGTTCATCAAAAAACTAAATTGAGATACGGTTCCTCCACTCGGGTTACAAATACTTATCCGAGAAAACGAGGGACTTTAACAGTCCCTCGTAATAGTAAGATCAAATTTGAAAAAGGTTTCGATCGAAGTGATATAAAAGAACGAATAGCTCGATTAAAAAGTTCTCCAGCTTATAAATCCGGCGAGTCCAAAGCTAAAGTTCAATTACAAACTATGAAGTTCAAAAAAGGTAAAACCGTTAAAGTTCATAGCGGTAATTTAAGAGTTAGTATTTCATAAAATATGTTATCGCATTATACATATTATCTAACGCTGTTTTAACAGTTGAGTTAGTTGTTCCGTATTCTTTAGGAGCAAGAAAAGTAAGAGTAAAATATCCAACCCCACCGGCTTCTATTTTCGGAGTGCTATTGTCACCCCACGCTTGAGCCGATCCACCCTTACCATTAGTGGTATTGAAAGGTCCGTTAACACTCATCATAGTAGCATCGTTAGTTCCATGACCGTCAGCGCCTCTCACAGAAGTTACATTTGAAAATCTGTTTGCTTGATGGATTGTAACACTACCCCCTGTTCCGGCAGTCCAAGAATATCTTTCCCAACCAGCGGTTGATCCGCCGCCTCCGGCACAAGTGACGAGATTGGATCCGTTAAGTTTTAGCACACTATTTCCGCCAGCACCACCTTCGGACGGCGGCCAACCCCAGTCCCACTTAGTATTACCGGCTTTACCAGCAGTACCAATGGTGTAATTTATAATATTGTCTTTATCCAACAATATAGTTCCTTTAAATCCAGCACCACTTGCTCCGGAACAAGCAGACTGGTGTCCCCATGTACCAGCAGATGAAGCGGCCGCGCCGCCACCGCCACCGATTAACATTATCTCATAATAACCAGACTTTGTTATTTTATAATTAACATTTGATCCGCTTGAAATCTTTTGCACGGCCGGAACATTTGCCTCTGGCAAATCTATATGAGGAAGTTCGAGACGTTTGTTGTTATTCCAATCCGCTGTCCAACTACCACCTTTATTTGCGGCAACACCATTACTATTGTATATGGCTACAAATTTATTAGTCCATATAAATTGATATAAGTTTTTGTAAACATCACCTTTATAAGTAGAGTTCGAAGCGTTAGCGCCTACAGTAAATACCGTGTTTGCGGTTTTGGATAACTTAACGCAACCAGCTTTATTCCCGGAATTAAAGGAAGGGATAACATCTCCCACTTTAAATACTGGATCGGTTGATACAGACGTGGCTAATTTACTCATACTTATACAACCGTCAGCTATATCGTTCTGAGTTAATGACGATTTATATGCAAGACTGCCTAACTCGATATTGTCTTTGAATCCACTCCATAATTTATTTATGAAGAAACTGCTAATCGGAATCCACTCATTAGTTATAAAACCAGTACCAGAAATTGACACTTCTGAGTAATCAGTAAGATTAGAATTAAGCGGCAGATAACTGTACGCCAAGTTGGA